CTTGTCAATATACTGACGCTCAACTGAGAAGCCTACACCTGTACCACACAGTAGGATGTACATAGCTTCATCAAAAGACTTAGGGTCATCTACAGGTAGGTAGCTACAGTTGTACCCTGCTGTGTTGTCTCTCTCTAAAGCTGTGCCTGCACTCATCATGGCTCTCATACTGGGCATAACATCTAGCCCTAAGATAGCCTGCTCAATCTCAGACTTGTCTTCCTTAGAGAACTTAACCTTGTCGTGCATGTAGTCTACGTAGCGTGATACAGTTTCACTCCACGTTTCCCTACGTCCTTCCTCGTCTAGCCATCGTGCATAACGTGACGTAGCTATAAAGTTCTGATAGTCTGTTGGTAGCATATTGTTCATGTTGATTACTCCGTAATAGTTTTAATTGAATTAATTGTAACACCGTCTATGTCATAAAGAAACTCTTCAAGTGCCTGCTCTATCTCTGATTTAACCTGACCGTCTGTAGGTACAGGATAATCATCCTCGTCTATATCTAAGACTAAATATGTTTTAAGTCTTATCATCTTGCTTCTCTGCGATTAATAGTTCAAGATACCAATTAGCTTTCTTCAAGTCCTCTACACCATTCTTGTAGCGGTATCGCCACAGGTACTTCATTACATTACCCTGAAGGTAATACTCAAAGCCCTCACCTGTTGCTGCTCGTAAGGCATCTATACATTCTACACCGTACTTGTTGTAGTGAGGTGGGTGATTAACCATGTCCTCTTTATCATGCATTGTCATACCATTTATTGTTAGTGTATCTACTCCTGAGTTATCGTCAAATATTTTCATACTATGCACTCCCATCTGTATCTGTATTAAAGTTTAGTTTGATTACGTTAGATGAAATATCTCTAACTATTGTAGGTCTATTGGATAATACTATCTCTTGTTTTTTTAATTCTGATTCTGCATACTCCATTACTGCTTCTCTAAAGTCATCGTCTTCTTCCATCATAGCTACGGTAGAAGATATTAGATTAGTAAACTGTAGCATACCACTATAGTCTGCATCGTCTAAAGGATTTTCATCTGCTGTTACTATACCAACAATTACCTCGCCTGTCCACTTATTATTTTCATCTCTCTTAGGATGTATACGTAGTATAAAGTCCTCTGGTTCTAGCTCAAAAAATATCTTATCTTTTTTCATACAAATCTCCTTTTAATTTTCTGCCATTTAAACTTTATAAACGTAGAGTGTTTATCTTTTCCTTTTTCTTTCAGCCATTCTTCAGGTATTATCCTGTCGTAGTAATCGAAGTCATACTTGTTACACCACTGGTAGTACCTAGACTTTGCTCCTTTACTTAACTTGCGTTTACTATTCTCAAAGACAAAGCGTATATCTAAATCAGGATGTTGCTTCTGTATGGCAAGGTGTTTCTTTCTGTCTGCTGAAGTAAACATACCTTTGGTCTCAATTATAATACCATTGTTCAGAACGAAGTCTGGTGTGTAGGTTCTATACGTTAAGTCTTCCCACTCTATCTTTACTTCCTCGTATCTATAGGAAGCATGTAAAGATTCTAAATACTGGGCTGTCTTTAACTCTAGTCCACTACGGTAACCATACTTACGTGCTGCTATGAATTGCTTAGAATCCACTATGCATATTCCTCTGACATAGACAGATATGAAACCATCTTAGGTACTTTAGCTTGCGACTTAACGGCAGGACGTTCTATTATATCCCAACACGTTTCTCTGTAGGAACAGAATCTACAGCCACTGTTTAGTACAGTGTTACCTGTAGGCTTACCTCTAAAGTACTCTGTCTCTGGCTCAAAACATCTGTTGAACTTGTCATTGTTTACGGTGTCAACAGTAGCCTTGATCTTAGCAAGCTCTTCTTCCTCGTTGATAGAGGATGCAGGTACATACTTGAAATCGCCATTGGCTTTGTTGACTACCCACCAACCACCAAGTTTTTTCTTGGCAGCTTTAGCGTAGCCTACTAACTGTGATACATAGCCGAATGAATCTCCACTGGCTAGTACTTCACTACTGGCAAACTTATTTCTGTAAGACCAATCTGATGCTGATTTAACATCATCAACAGCCCCATCAATAACAAGATCATATGTTCCATTAATGTGATTATCTCCCAAGTCAAGGGTAACTTGTTCAGAATCTTCATACTTAACTCCTGCCTCTTTAAGGACACCTTTGAATACAGCTTCTACTATATCCCCAAGCATCATGTTCATTAAAAATGTAGTGGGTTTAGGGAGTGCCTTCTCTGGCTGATGTTTATCAAACCAGAGTTGGCAAGTCGGTCTACCTATGTTGGACATACGTAGTTTAAACTCATCCCTTTTATTTCCCCCACCGAACTGACGTTGCATTGCGTCCATTACATCTTGACCCACCTGCTTAATGGTGTCCTCTGAGATAGAGGACTTTCCATTAGCTGCGTCTGACATGTACTGGTGTATTGCCATTTCTGCAGGATGATTCATTACGCAAATTCCGCAGTTTCGACTTCAATAAAATCATCAACCAAGTCTGTATCTACGTCATCATGTTTATGCATATTGGTACTCCACTCATTGAGTATGTACTCGTTGTAGTTTTGTACCCATAGCATCAGGTCACCAAACATAGCTTGGTCAGCATCGGAAAGATCCACTGACTTAGTTAGGTCAAGCTTAACCTGTGGTAGGTAGTAAGAGAAGGACGCATCCTTTACTTCCTCAGATGTACACACCATGTTATGTTGTGGTGGTAGTCTCTTAGCTTTCGCTAGGTCAGAGAATGCCTTGCCAAAGATCTTAAATGCATCCCTGTTATCGACTTCCCATATGAATGGGATTGGTGCAAGTGTATCTACAGGCTTACCACTCTCATCATGTGGATCAACCAATTCAATCATACCAAAGATAACCCTGACACGTTTGGTTGCCTTGATTAGATCCTGCATAGATTTAGGTAGAGCCTTGAAGTCATCAATCCAACCTGAAGGTTTACCACAGTTGAAGCCACCCTTGTTGTCCTTCAAGTCTATGTTTAAGTTGTCAGCCATGATAGTCTTGGCATAGTCAGCCTTGCCATTACCTACAGCAGGGATGAATCTCTTGTGCATAAACCTCTGCATGAAAGGTCTAATGATAGCAGATCTACCTAAGTAGGTAGGACCATTGGGTATCTCTACCTTATAAGATCCACCTGTTAGTACCTCTGCGTTTATAGTCTTACCACCAACTTCCACTGCACCCATGACAGGCTTGTGATTTAAACGAACACGTGCCAACGTGCTTGCTTTCTTCTTGTCTGTAGCTTCAGCACGTTCACTGGAGATGCCCATTGCTTTTGCCATTGCATTAAAATTGGTAGTGTCGATTGTTACGATTTCATTATTCATTATATACTCCTTATATATTTCAAGAATCTTAGTTATATCATGCTACGTCCTTAGTGTCAAGCCAATTAGAACCTATTTTTGCTTCTAATAATAAAGGCACATTGAAGTCAATATTCCATTGCTGTTCTATCAACTGGGTCAACACTTTGTTAGTCTCATGTATGACATTAATTACGTCTGTCGTTTCGTTTGGATGTACATCAATCACGATTGAATCATGTACGCTATTTACTATGCAACTCTTTAAACCCACAAGTAATTTATCTATGTGCAACAGTGCAACAGGAACAATATCTGCTGTTGCGAATGACTGCACAGGATAGTTTTTTATTTGTGTAAAGTGTGACACAGTGCCATTACGTCTGCGAGTTATATCTGGGAAAGAGAACTGTCTACCTGACGGTGTAGTAATCATCCCTGTGTTTATAGCTTCTTTCGCTAGACGGTCATGCCACTGTGCAATACCTTTGTACTTAGTAGTAAACTGCTTGTAGTAAGCAGCTTCAGCAGGTGTCCTGCCGTATCCACTTGCCCCATACAAAGGGGCAAATGTGTGTGCCTTGGCATCTTGTCGTGATGTAGTTTGACCTGCATCACTGATAACCTTGGCGGTGTAAGCGTGAACATCAAAGCCTGTGGATACCTCATCCATAGCTATCTTGTCTTGCCCTAAGAATGCAGCTACACGAAATTCTAACTGTGCAAAGTCTGCTTCCATGATCTGTCCAGAATCCCATCGGGATACGAATACCTTCTTAACAGGAAACGTACCACCTCTAGGCATGTTCTGCATGTTAGGATCAGCACCACTGAACCGTCCTGTACTGGTACGATGCTGTAGCAGTCTGACATGTAACTTACCATCCGACTTAGTGTATGTAGATATACCATCTATAAAGCTAGACAGATATGTATCTAGTGCAGATAGCCTACGCACATTCTGTAAGAAGGCAACAGCCTCTGAC